GCCTGCTGGCCTTGAACGACAGTCGCGCCTGCGGCGGCAGTGCTGGCGACGGCTGCAATGACGGGAAGAGCCTGAGCCATCACAACACCTGCGAATAGACGATATCTTGCGTGCGATATCCCATGCGCGGGAGCATCCGGTCCAGCGTGGTCCTGGGCTTGGCATGCCAAAGCATTATATCCGCACCCCGCTCGCGTGCTATTTCTTCAGTCGCTGCAATAAGCCTTACGCCGGCCATGCCTCGACGGTGCGCCTTGGCCAGGAAAAGCAGCTCATTCTGGCACACCAATAAGCCGCCATAGTGTGAGTGCGTGAACAGGTTATTAATGCTGTAGCCAACCAGATCATCACCCTTGAACAGGCCCAGCGACAGCATGGCACCAGCGGCTTCCAGTGTTTGGTATCGCGCGACGTCAGGCTTGAGGACCATCAGGTCAGGATTGGTGGTCAGCTCTTCGCGGTGCGCCTCGAGCAACGGCCATGCGCGCTCGATCCACTCGGTCGCGACGATCTCGCGCACCACGGCGCTCATAGCCGTTCCAGGGGGTTATACTCGCCCCGCTCGGTGCGGCGTTCGTTGGCTGCAAAGAAACGCTCGCGCTCGCTGCGCGGAGCCACTGGCGCGGCGAAGGTCAGAGCCAGGGCGTCGCCGAGATCGGGGCTGGGAAGACCGCGCGCCTTGAGGTCGTCTTTGCTCTCCAGCACGCGCTTGCCCTGCGGGCTGAAACTGTAGGTCGGCGCGGCCAAATCCTGCTTGAGAGCCACATCATCGGGGATCGCGCCACCGAGGCGCAACCAATCGGCCATGGCGCTCCACATCTCGGCGCGCTTGTCGCGATAGGCCTCATCGATCGGCTTGCCGCCGAACCACACCTCGACGACATTGTGTCCCAGTTGCCGCAGGCGATCGATCACGCCGGAGCCATTGCCGGCATCGACGAATACCGCATCGGGCCGCCACTCTGCGATCTTGGCCGCGACGCGGTTGGCCAAAGTCATATTGTCCACACCGCGCATCACGATCGGCGGCAGGGCCACCATGCCTTGACGGGGGAAGATCACGGATCGATCATCGCCAAAGCGCGCGGGATCGACGCCAAGGATGCGCGGCGCGAAAGCGTATTCAGGCTCACGGTAGTGGCGCTGCGTGGCGGCCTGGACGTCGGACAGCGAGATGAGCTGATCCTCGCCGGCGGCAGAGAAGTCGCACAAATACTCGCGAGAGAAGGACGTCTCGCTCATGTCCCGGCGCAGGCGCGCGATCTCGTCCTGGGCCAGGGCGTCGGTGTCGTAGACAGTGTAGAGAGCGGCATGCCAATCGGGCAGTGAGCCAGCGCGGAAATAGAGTTCGGAAAACAGGTTAACGCCGCTCGGTGTACCAATGAACAGCGCCCAGCCCTGGCGATCGGACAGCGCGGGCTGCAGAATATCCTGCCACACCTCAGGCTTGATCTGAGCCACCTCATCAATGACAACGCCGTCGAGGCGCACGCCCCTCAAAGCGTCAGGGTTGTCGCCGCCGAAGATGCGGATCGTTGCCTTGTTGTGCCGAAACGTAACCGACAATTCGCTTTCGTTGATCGCCACGGCCTCATAAACCAAAAGCGGCGCGAGGCGCTGCTTTAGCCTGGCCCAAGCGATGGTCTTGGCTTGCTTCAAGAACGGCGCGACGTAGACATAGTAAGGCAAATCCACCTGCGCCCGTAGGGCCGCATGGATCAGCTCCATGAGAGCGACCTCGGTCTTGCCGGCGCGGCGATGCAGGGCCAAGACCGTAAAACGCTTCTTGCTGCGATGGCACTCGGCCTGCCAAGCGCGGGGGTAATAGTTGAGGGCGACCTTAGTCTGAGCCATCAAGCACGCCCGTGTAGACGACCAACGACAGCGCCCCACCATCATGCCCTGAGATCGGTTGCGTGGCTTTGCCGTAGCCTCGATCAATAAGCTCTTTGATCGCGGCGACGCGTGTAGCCTCGTTGTCGCTTCCAGGCTGCTTGGTCAAGCCAGCAATGCGAGCAAGCTCAAAGACAGCTTCAGGACCGTATTGTCGAGCAAGCTCTTTGATCTCAACGGTGGCCTTGTTCGGAATGCCTTTTCTGCGCCCGCTGTTAGCTGGGCGTGGCGTTCCAGGCTGTGGTCCTCTGGCGCCCATAGAAAATTCTAATTTCTGCTTTTCGCCGTCTTCGCCGAAGCCTTGAAGGCCGCAGCGGTCGGCGCTCCTTTTGACCCTGGCTTACGCATTGTCTCGCCGGAGCCTGCTTTGATGCGGGCTCTTTTAGCGTTGATGTTTGCGTACAGTCCGGGCTTTGCCATGTAACAGCCGTGCCTCCCTATTGCGGCGGAATTGGGGCAGTGACGGCAGACACGTCAGGGACTAGGGCGGTCAAAACCGTAAAGCCCCAAGCGGCCCAAGCGGGAAGCTGCGCGCCGATCCAAAGCAGTGCGCCAAGGAGCAGGGTGCCAAGCACGGTGAAACCGGGTGGTAGGGAGAGGGATAGTTTCACAATTTTACTCCTCGGCGCTTTGTAAAGCGTCAATCGCTAAGCCGGCGGTCATACCGCCCTGGGCGACGTTAGCACCCGCCTGGATTGCTCGCTCGTTTTGCTGAAACATCAAAGCATTGACAGCGATCGACAACACGACGCCGACCAGTAGGCCGCCCGTTGCGCCGATCACCTTGCCGCGCCAATAGGCCGCGCCTCGGATCTCGACATCATTGAGGCGGTGGCGTTCGTCAAGCCGGGCGATCTCTTGCAAGTGTTCGGCGCGCGCGCCTTCGAGGCGATCGGCAAACCTAGCTTCAGCCTGGGCTTCGCCGTCCCGCCGCCCCGTCTCGTACCGCTCACGACCCCATTGGTCTCGTTTGGCTGCTGCGGCCTGAACGGCGGCGGGGTTGCCGATGGCCGACATCAGAAGCTAGCCGCGCCGTTGGTAACGACCGGCCCGTCGGACACGGCCCCAAGGTCAACAAAACCACCGCCTTCGTCAGCGGCAATGGTCAACCCGGTCGCCTTGTCGGCCTCAAGCAGAGCCGCCACGGCAGCCGCGCGCTCCGTCATGCGATCGACAATCCCGGCCTCGCGCTCTTCGAGATTGGCCAACGCCTTGCGTTGGATCGACAACTCGGCCCGCACGCGCCCCAGCTCGGCCCGGTCTTCGATTTGGCGTTGCGCCAGCTCCAGGTGATTGCTCACGATCAGCCCCTCATTGCCCTTGCTGAACAAACTGTGGCCGCACCAAAACCTGATTGCGTGTGCGTGTCAAGCGCGCCGAGATCCACTCATAGGCGGCAACGTCCAAACGAAAACCAAAACCATAAACGGGTGTGGCGATCGGGCCTGTCGCGCCAAGCTCGCGCAGCGTCTTGCGAGCGCGGTGCAGTTGGACGTCAATCAATTTCGGATCGGCGTCATCCTTGGCCGCGCGACGCAGGAGCATGAGGCGTTCGCGATGGAGCGCGGCGGGGTAAGCGTCGTAGAGCGCGGCGATTAGCAGGGCCGGGGTCGTGGCCAGCCGGGGCGCGATCATCTCCAGGCCCCACATAACGGGATGTAGCTCGTCATGCAGGGCCTGGCGAATCTGACGCAGCTCTTCTTCCAGCTCGGCATATCTCTGCGCCCACTCTGAACACTGACGCTCCAGTTCATTGTTTCTTACAATCAAGTAATGTTCAGACATTTTCTATACCCCGCATTTTACAAAACGGCTCAAAACTCACTCACTGCCCCCAACACTCACTTTTTCGCTGATTCACTCACCTCACTCCCCTATAAGGGAGTGAGTGAAAGTGAGTGAGTGAATCGCGCAAAAGTGAGCGTTTTTGTCACCGGTCACCAGTGAGTGAAAAGTGAGGTGAAAGTGAGCGGTGAGCGAAGTGTGCAAACCTGACCACTTCCCTCACTTTCGGTCACAAGTGACTCACCGGTGAGCGAAAGTGAGTTAATCGTCAACCCCTTGGTTTTTAACAATAAGTGCCAAAGCCGACGCCCAACCCGGCTCAATAATGACCCAGCCTACCCTTTCACCGTCCTGGCCGGTGCTTCTAATCCAGTCCGCATTGGTTAAGGCATGGATCAGCTTCCCCTCTGAGCCTGGGGCGAGCATGTTTTTGATCGCTCCGGGCTTGTAGCCGTCGGCCTCAAGCAACGATTGCAGG